ATCGATCAAGATCGAGGGGGACTACGCCTTCGGCCTGCTGCGCACCGAAACCGGCGTGCACCGCCTGGTGCGCAAGTCGCCCTTCGACTCCTCGGGCGGTCGCCACACCAGCTTTGCCAGCGTCTTCGTCTACCCGGAAATCGACGACACCATCGAGATCGACATCAACCCGTCAGATGTGCGCACCGACACCTTCCGCGCCAGCGGCGCGGGCGGCCAGCACATCAACAAGACCGACTCGGCCGTGCGCCTCACACACATCCCCACCGGCATCGTGGTGCAGTGCCAGGACGGCCGCAGCCAGCACAGCAACCGCGACGTGGCGTGGAAACGCCTGCGCAGCCGCCTGTACGACCACGAGATGCGCAAACGCCAGGAAGAACAGCAGAAGCTGGAAGACAGCAAGACCGACGTGGGCTGGGGCCACCAGATCCGCAGCTATGTGCTGGACCAGAGCCGCATCAAGGACCTGCGCACCAATTACGAGACCTCGGCCACCCAGAAAGTGCTGGACGGCGACCTCGACCCCTTCATCGAAGCCTCCCTGAAACAGGGCGTTTAAGCCATGCACCATCCATCCCCGTTCGGGCTGAGCCTGTCGAAGCCCTCATCCCCCCAAGAGCCCTTCGACAAGCTCAGGGCGAACGAATGCAGTCATCACTGCGTCCATCACATTTCATGCGGAGTTCACCATGCGTGAAGGACAAGCCAACGTCATCCGGCGCGAAGACTACGCCGCACCGGCCTACTGGATCGACACGGTCGACCTGAGCTTCGACCTGGACCCGGCCAAGACCCGCGTGCTCAACAAGATGACGCTGCGCCGCAACCCGGCCGTGGCGGCCCAGGCCCTGCGCCTGGACGGCGAAGAGCTGAACCTGGCGCGTGTGCTCGTCAACGGCCAGGGCACGAGCTTCAAGATGGACGGCGGCCAGCTCCTGCTGGAAAACCTGCCGGAAGGCGAAACCCCCTTCGAGCTGGAAATCTTCACCACCTGCAACCCGGCGAAGAACAGCAAGCTCATGGGCCTGTACGTGAGCAATGATTCCTTCTTCACGCAATGCGAGGCCGAGGGTTTCCGCCGCATCACCTATTTCCTGGACCGTCCCGACGTGATGGCCAGCTACAGCGTGACGCTGCGCGCCGACAAGAAGAAATACCCGGTGCTGCTGTCCAACGGCAACCTCGTCGAGCAGGGCGAGCTGGAGGACGGCCGCCACTTTGCCAAGTGGGTGGACCCGCACAAGAAGCCTTGCTACCTCTTCGCGCTGGTGGCCGGCCAGCTGGTCGCACGTGAGCAGCGCATCACCGCGCGCAACGGCCAGGACCACCTGCTGCAGGTCTTCGTGCGCCCGGGCGATCTGGACAAGACCGAGCACGCCATGAACTCCCTCATGGCCTCGGTGGCCTGGGACGAGGCGCGCTTCAATCTGCCGCTGGACCTGGAACGCTTCATGATCGTCGCCACCAGCGACTTCAACATGGGTGCCATGGAAAACAAGGGCCTGAACATCTTCAACACGAAGTACGTTCTGGCCAACCAGGCCACGGCCACCGATGCCGATTTCTCCAACATCGAAAGCGTGGTGGGCCACGAGTACTTCCACAACTGGACCGGCAACCGCGTGACCTGCCGCGACTGGTTCCAGCTCAGCCTGAAGGAAGGCCTGACCGTCTTCCGCGACCAGGAGTTCAGCCAGGACCTGGCAGGTGACCTGTCGGCGCGCGCCGTCAAGCGCATCGAGGACGTGCGTGTGCTGCGCACCGCCCAGTTTCCCGAGGACGCCGGCCCCATGGCCCACCCGGTGCGTCCGGACTCCTACATCGAGATCAACAACTTCTACACCGTCACCGTCTACGAAAAAGGCGCCGAAGTCGTGCGCATGCAGCAGACGCTGACCTCGCGCGAAGGCTTCGCCAAGGGCATGGCCCTGTACTTCCAGCGCTTTGATGGCCAGGCCGTGACCTGCGACGACTTCGCCCAGGCCATAGCAGACGCCAACCCCGGCTCCGAACTGGCCCGCCTGTTGCCCCAGTTCAAGCGCTGGTACAGCCAGGCCGGCACGCCGCGCCTGAGCGCCACCGCGCAATACGACGCCGCGACCCGCAGCTACACGCTGACGCTGAGCCAGTCCTGCGCCCCTACCCCAGGCCAGGCGGTGAAAGAACCCTTTGTCATCCCGGTCAGCCTGGGCTTGATCACCACCGACGGCAGCGCCCTCCCCCTGCAGCTCGAAGGCGAGAGCCAAGCCGGCGCCAGCTCGCGCACCATCGTGCTCACCGAAGCCAGCCAGACCCTGCGCTTCATCAACGTCGATGCCGAGCCCGTGCCCTCACTGCTGCGCGGCTTCAGCGCCCCCGTGGTGCTGGCCTACGACTACAGCGACGAGCAGTTGCTGGCCCTGCTGGCCCACGACACCGACCCCTTCAACCGCTGGGAAGCCGGCCAGCGCCTGGCCGTCAAGCGCGCGCTGGCCTTCATCCGCGGCAGCGCCCAGCCCGGCGAGGCCAAGGTGCTGGACGCCGCTTACGTCGAAGCCATGCGCCAGGTGCTGCGCCACCCCAGACTGGACGCCGCCTTCAAGGAACTGGTGCTGACCCTGCCGGCCGAGACCTATATGTCCGAGCAGCTGGACGTGGTGGACCCGCAGCGTGTGCACGCCGTGCGCGAGTCCATGCGCCAGCAGCTGGCGCTGGAGCTGCAGAGCGACTGGCAATGGGCCTACGAGGAACACCATGACACGGGCGCCTACCGCCCCGACGCCCTGTCCTCCGGCCGCCGCGCCCTCACCGGCCTGGCCCTCACCATGCTCTGCCTGGCCGCGCGCGAGACCGGCGACGTGATCTGGCCCGGCAAGACCTACCAGCGTTTCAAGGACGCCGGCAATATGACCGACCGCTTCAACGCCCTGGGCGCCCTGGTCAACAGCGGGCACGAACTCGCCGGCCAGGCGCTGGAGCGTTTCCACGCCCTGTTCAAGGACGAGGCCCTGGTGCTGGACAAATGGTTCGCCCTGCAGGCCGGCAACTGCGACCGCGGCGGCCAGGTGCTGCCGGCCGTGCGCCAGCTCATGAACCACCCGGACTTCAACCTGCGCAATCCGAACCGCGCGCGCAGCCTGATCTTCAGCTACTGCAGCGCCAACCCCGGCGCCTTCCACCGTGCCGACGCGGCCGGTTATGTCTACTGGAGCGAGCGCGTGCTGGAGCTGGACGGCATCAACCCGCAGGTCGCCGCCCGCTTGGCCCGCGCGCTGGACCGCTGGAAGAAACTGGCAGAACCCTACCGCCACGCCGCACGCGAAGCCATCGCCCGCGTGGCCGCCAAGCCCGACCTGAGCAACGACGTGCGCGAGGTTGTGACCCGCGCCTTGGCAGAATGATGACGAAATGATCTCGCCGCTGCCGCGGCATTGATGACGCGGGCTACGCCCGCATGACTCAAGTCATTTCGTCATCGAAGCCGCGCAGCGGCAAGATCATGCGCGCAGCGCGTCATCCATCCCTACGGAGAAGAACATGAGCAGCAAGATTTCCCTCACCCGCTACCTGGTCGAACAGCAGCGCAGCCACGGCCACATCCCCTCCGAGCTGCGCCTGCTGCTCGAAGTGGTGGCCCGCGCCTGCAAGAGCATCAGCCAGGCCGTCAACAAGGGCGCCCTGGGCGGGGTGCTGGGCAGCGCCGGCAGCGAGAACGTGCAGGGCGAAGTGCAGAAGAAGCTCGACATCATCGCCAACGAGGTGCTGATCGAAGCCAATGAATGGGGCGGCCACCTCGCCGGCATGGCCTCGGAGGAGATGGACAGCATCTACGCCGTGCCCAACCGCTATCCCAAGGGCGAATACCTGCTGCTGTTCGATCCCCTGGACGGCTCCAGCAACATCGACGTCAACGTCAGCATCGGCACCATCTTCAGCGTGCTGCGCATGCCCGAAGACGACCGCAGCGTGGACGAGGCCGACTTCCTGCAAAAAGGCAGCCAGCAGGTGGCCGCCGGCTACTGCGTCTACGGCCCGCAGACCACCCTGGTGCTGACCGTGGGCGACGGCGTGGCCATGTTCACACTGGACCGCGAGCAGGGCTCCTTCGTGCTCACGCAGGAAAACGTGCAGATCCCGGCCGACACCAAGGAATTCGCGATCAACATGAGCAATATGCGCCACTGGGACGAACCGGTGAAGCGCTACATCGACGAATGCCTGCAGGGCAAGGAAGGTCCCAGGGCCAAGGACTTCAACATGCGCTGGATCGCCAGCATGGTGGCCGACGTGCACCGCATCCTGACCCGCGGCGGCATCTTCATGTACCCCTGGGACAAGCGTGAGCCCAACAAACCCGGCAAGCTGCGCCTGATGTACGAAGCCAACCCCATGAGCTGGCTGATCGAGCAGGCCGGCGGCGCCGCCACCAACGGCCGCCAGCGCATCCTGGACATCCAGCCCACCAGCCTGCACGAGCGCGTCAGCGTGATCCTGGGCTCGAAGAACGAGGTGGAGCGCGTCACCTCCTATCACCACGGCAAGGTATAATTTTGGGTTCAGTGCCGGTGTAGCTCAGTTGGTAGAGCAGCTCATTCGTAATGAGAAGGTCGAGGGTTCGATTCCTTTCTCCGGCACCATTCCGACAACCCGTAGTTCCATAAGAACTACGGGTTTTTTCATGGCGCAGCAGCAGGCGCTCGCACAAAGAAAATGTAAACGGCCGCGCTTTCGGAGCACGGCGGCAGGGATCGTGGAGCACGCCGTAGGTGCCTGGCCAGGCCAGTTATCCACAGAACCCCCACATTCCGGCCGGCCCGATGCCGGCGCCCTGGCCAGGGGCTGATCGAGCTGCCTGGCTGGCCAGGCCCTTCAACGGGGCCTCAAAGCCGGAAAAACGACCCACCAAAACGATCCAGGAGACGAGATCAGCGCCTGGTCCAGGCCCTGGCCTCGACCGCGCCGAGCGCGTCTCCTAGGGCCGGAAATTCATGATCAGCAGCTCGCCGCGCTCCTTGCGGCCGGCACCCGAGGCCCCCACGGTGTACTTGATGGCCAGGCGTTTCATGGCCAGGCCTTTGAACGCCTGGCGCATGGCCGGGATGTCGTTGACGCTGACGGCCGCCTTGCCCTTGATGGTGCGCAGCAGCTCGGCCATGCGGTCGTACTGCTCCAGGCCGAACTCGACGCCGTAGCCCTCGGTGCCCCAATAGGGCGGGTCCAGATAGAACAGGGTATGCGGCCGGTCGTAACGCTCGATGCACTTGGCCCAGTCCAGGTGCTCGATGAACACCTGGTGCAGCCTCATGTGGACAGCGCTGAGATCCTCCTCGATGCGCAGCAGGTTGAGCCGGCTGGGCGCGGTGGTGGCGGTGCCGAAGGTCTGGCCATCGACCTTGCCACCGAAGCCGCACTTCTGCAGGTAGAAGAAGCGCGCGGCGCGCTGGATGTCAGTCAGCGTCTCGGGCCGGGTCTCCTGCAGCCAGGCGTAGAGCTGGCGGCTGCTGAGCGCCCAGCGGAACTGCCGCACGAACTCGTCGAGGTGGTGCTGCACGACGCGGTACAGGCTGACCAGATCGCCGTTCACATCGTTGAGCACTTCGACCTTGACCGGGGCCTTGGAGAAGAACAGCGCCGCCGCGCCCGCGAAGGGCTCGACGTAGCACGTGTGCGCCGGCAGCAGCGGCAGGATCTGCGGCGCCAGGCGGCGCTTGCCGCCGACCCAGGGCACCATCGGACTGGCCTGGTTGTTAAGGATCGTTTGAGCGGGCTTGGGCATCTTCACCTCGGGGGGTGTTCGACGCTCCTGGCGCTCTGGTGGGGGGCTCGATGGCCCTCACATCATTCATGGTCCCGCAGCGCGGGCACTTGATCTTCAATCTCTCAAACCTGGCCTCGGCCAGCTTGCGCTGGCAGTGGCCGCAACGTATCTCTTGCATGGCATCTCATAGAATGCCCCGGCCTGTACAGGTGGCAGGGTCTTCGGTCGATGCCGTGCTAGCTCACGGCGGAGGCGGGTGTCAGGGGTGTTAGCGCACCTCGGGCACTCGCCCTGTCTTTATGGGCTGGGCACTTGGCGCGGGCCTTTGCCGGCGAGTACCTCTCTCACGGATTCAGGGGCCAGCATCCACAGATGCTGGGGCGTGATCCGATGCATCACATCGGTCCGGAAGATCGGCGAGCCGCCCTGGGCAAATGCCCAGCTCACCAGCTCGGAGCAGAACCAGCTATCACCCTCTTGCCAGTCGCGGCGCAGGACGATGCCGATCAGCGCGGTCCAGTCGTAGGGCTTGCCTACCTGGGCACGCGCGGCCTGCAGGATCTTGTCGGCCGCGCGGCCGGGCAGGTCCACGAAGGCATGGGATGAATGCGCAGCGAGTACCTCTTGCAGCGGGGCGACGCGGACCCTGGGCCACACGGCCTCGATTACTTCGTCGCCGTCCACCAGGGCCACGTGGGACCAGGCGGACCAGGTGAAAGCGCGGATCAGCAGCGAGCCGGGCTTCCTGGACGTGCAGAAAAGCAGGCGCATGGGTTCAGCCCCCGAATACAGCAGGCCAGCCGCCCGAGAAGTCGTAGGCCGCCGGATCGGCCGAGGCCTCCATCGCCAGGCGGTGGGTCTCGGCCACAGCGAAGATCGCTGTGTCGCTGGCGGCGCCAGCGGCGAGGATCTGCCCGGCCAGTGCCTGTGTCATGGCGACGAAGCTGCCGTCCATCGTCTTCCACTGCAGGTTGGCCGGGATGTTGGCACCGAGCAGAACCAGGCCCAGTTGCTGGCCGCGCGACTTCTGGTCCGAGTGGAACCACTTGGTTCCGACCTTGAAGCCACCTTGGTCGGCGCGCTGGTCGCGCTCGTACTTGATGCGCTGCCACGTGCGGGCTTTCGCGGCAGATTGATCCTTGACCAAAGCACCGCCCTGCCACAGCCACTCGTGCGCACCGAAGTCGGCCGGCAGAACGTGATTGGTCGCCACCAGCTGGACGCCGGCGGGCAAAGTGCCGCCGGCCAGCAGGGCTTGCGCGGCCGCTGCAACATCGGCGACCTCATCGGAGAAGTTCGAAACGATGGCTTTGCCGCCGGCATTAAAAATTGCGTTCATGTCAGTCTCCGAAGATCACTACGTAGAAGTCGAGCGGATCGACCGGGTAAACGTTGTTGTTGTTGTCGTCCTGATAGGTGAACCAAACAGTCACCGCAGTGGTCGTTGGAGCGGTCGACGGATGTACCTGGTGGGTTAAGGAGGCAGGGCCGTAGGTTGCAGCGCTCGGGCGTTGCGAAATGAACGGCAGATAGTTGGCGTTCGGTTGAGCAGTAGTCCAGTTGATCGTGAAACTTCCGGTTGTGTTCTTCGTGACGCTCGAAACCCCGAAGCTCGTCACGATGGTGCCTGCCGCGTTGACGTGTGCCCACGCTTTGGCCACGCGTTTGGAGTTGGCCAGGCTGTCAGGTGAGATGAACTTGAGAACTGCGGTCTCGGCAGTGATCTCGGCCGCACTGGCCTGCAGGGCACCACTGTCGCGGCGCGTGAAAGACAGAGGGGTCGTTCCGAGAGTGATCACACCGTCGGTGGCCAGCCCCCAAGTCGAGTCGGCAAGGGTGGCGCCTTCTTCTACTTCCACCTTCATGCCGGGGGTGATCTCGCCAGCGCCGTCTGCATCGCCTGCGCGTGTGGCCGGCACAGCGGCACCGTTCCAGATGTAGATCCCACGCAGCGCGGGCGTGGCGTTGTCCTTGTCCAGGAAGCGGTCGCCAACAGCCATTGCCGTGCCGTCGATGCTGGCGCCAGGAGCTGCCAGGTTGATCGCGGCGGTGGTGGCGACACGCACACTGGGCTTGTAGTCGTTGCCCGTGGCACGGGCGATCAAGACCTCGATGGCCTGGCGGATCTGGTTGCGGACGCCGGCAGTCGGTGCCAGGCCGGCGTATTCGATGAGGCCGCCGACGAACTCTTCCTGCAGGTCGTTGAAGAACGCAGCCTCAAGGTCCGTGGGCTGGATGGCAAGTGCGAGGTTGCCGTCCTTGAAGCCGTGTTTGCCCGCGCCGAACAGATCGACGGCTTTTGTAGCTGTGTTGATGCGGTCCATAAATGGCCTTTACGTGTACGAAAAAATGACGTTGGTGTGAGCCGGCTTGCGCTCGCTGATCGGGCACTCGGCCAGCGAGGGCTGGTACTGCTGCAGCGGGCTGTCGCAGCTGTCGTTGCAATTCATGAAGCGCGCGTTGTTGGCGGGGTGCGGGAAGTTGACGCGCCAATAGAAGCGGTCCGGCGCGCTGTACAGAGCGTCGTTGCAATCGGAGTTGCAGGTGAAGCGGCGGAACTCTGTGACCGTGACGCCGGGTTCACCCAGGCGCGCGGCCAGGTCGATGAAGTAGGCACGGGACTGGCCGCCTTGTTCGACCAGGCGCTGACCGGCGATGCGCTGGCGGTCCTGCAACGAGAGGTTGAGGCTGGCCATGCAGTCATCGGGCAGTCCCAGCAGGCGTTCCCAATCGGGCAGCATGTCGGTGGCCACCAGCGGATCGGCGGACTGCGCCTGCAGCGATTCGGCGCGCTGCTGCGCCTGCGAGAACAGCGCAGCAATGGCTTCGAACAGACGGGTCAGGCGGGCACCAGGCTCGCGCGTGAGCGCCTCGCCCGGCGGCAGCAGCGCCTGCAGGGCCGTGAGCCAGGCGGCGGTGTTCAGAGCCACGTGATCACCCCCATCGTGGATAGCGTGCCCGTGCCCGTCACCACATCGGCGGCGGGCACGGTCATGACATGGTTTTCCTCGCCGGCCGCGATGCTGATGGCCTCGCGCAGGTGAGACAGGAGCAGGGTGCCGCCGGGCTTGCCTTCGCGGCGAATCACATCGCGCAGCTCGGCCTCCACGGCGGCCTTGACGGCGGCGCTGTTGGGCGTGAGCTGGATGGTGAAGTTCACCGCCGAGGCCACGGGCGCAACCACATAGGCCACGGCCGTCACTGGCCGGCGTCCGTCAACATAGGCCTGCACGGTGGCCACCTCGCCAGCGTCCGGGATGGGGCTGGCATCGTCGTCGCGCGCAAATCGCACCGTGACCGTGCCGGCGCCCATCTCGGCCGGCGCAACCCAGACCCGCGTGACGCCAGGCACTTCGAGCACCCAGGCTTCGTAGTCGTCTTTCGAGCCGCCTTGCGGCGCGCGGCGAATGCGCGCCAGGATACGGGCGCGCCAGTCTTCGATGTCCTCGATGTCGGCACCGCCTGACAGCGCTGTGCCCGCCGTGGCGCCCGAGTTCACGCCGGCGATGGGGCTTTCGAGCTGCAGAGCCGTGGCGATGGCCGCGTTGCCCGCCTGGCCAGCTGACTCGGCCGTGACTGTCGCCGTGGCGGTGCCGGCGACGAGTGTGACCAAGGCGTCCGTCAGATAGCGGGCGCCATCGGCGCGCAGCACCACGGTGCCGGCGGGCACGTTCGTACCGTTGTTTCCGGTGAAGGTGACCGAGCCGGTGGCGGGCGCGGCGGCGTTGCGGCTGATGCCCCAACGGGCGCCGTGGTCAGCCAGGTACTCGGCTTCGGCCTGGTCGGGCCAGACCTGGCGGTTCAGCCACTCCACGTACTGGTAGAGCGAAGACAGGCCACCTGCGACCACGCGGTTGATCACGCCCACCAGGCTGCGGCGCGCACGGGCCAGCACGCCCGGCAGGCGCGATTCGAACTCGGCCGCACCCTGGTCGATCAGCTTGGGCAGCGTGGGGCGGTCAAAGGCCATTACTGCACCTCCGTGTAACGCTCAGTGGCCAGACGCCAGGCCAGGCTCTCATCGTTCCACTCAAAGCGGAAGCGGCGATTGCCCGCACGCAGCGTGAGCACGACGTCGACGTACAGCCAGCCGGCGCGGGGGATGAAGGCCGTGACCTCCAGGCTCTCAGCCAGGCCGTCGGCGATCAACCATTGCAGGGCCTCGGCGATATAAGCGCGCGCCAGTTGCACGACGCCTGGCAACTGCTTGTTGCGCCCCAGGAGCCACAGGCGCGAGCCGAAGGCATCGCCCTCGACGTCGGCAAAGGCATCAGCCCACCAGCCGCGGCGGTCGCCGCCGGCATCCACCTCGTGGGCCTGGGCCGTGCGGTCGCTCAAGAGCGAGAGCATCACTGCGCTGGCCAGGGTGTCTTCGGCTCGCAGGTCGGCGCCATCGAGGGCGATGTCCAGCATGCCGATCTCGGGGTTGTAGGTCAGGGCGAGGTCCATTGGTGCAGTGTCTTGAAGGCGCGGCAAAGGGTCATGTAAAACGCTTTATTCACATGGCCAGGCTCGGCCCGCCCGTGGGGCCACCCAGCACGTTGTTTTCGGTGTGGTTGTGCCCGTTGTGTGCCGTGCGCATGCTCGACATCGTCTTACCCGCGCCGTCGCACAGATCCTTGATCTCGCCCGTGGCGTCGATTCCGGCCTCCACGCGTAGCTTGGACAGGTTCTGCATCTTCACCAGATGGCCGGCACCGTCGATCACGATGCCGTTGCGGGTGAGGTAGACCTTGTGACCCAGATCGTCGTACAGGGCCACCTCACCGGCCGCCAGGCCCTTGAGGCGGTAGCGGCGGTCATCCACGCAGATCACCACCGTGTGGTCTGTGCTGGCACCCACGGACAGGGCGATGCCCTCGGCGCCAGGCAGCGGCACGCCGGTCAGGCCGTACTGCTGGAAACGCTCCACCTGGTCACGCACCACGCCGTCCTGCAGGGTCACCTGCACGGCCTGCAGCTTGGCGGCGTCGTTGACCAGGCCGAGCACGGCACGCGCCACGACCAGGCGTAGACGGTTGGCCAGGCGGCGGATGGCGGTGTCGCTCATTTCTTGGCTCCCGTCGGCGGCGTGCGTTCCCAGCTCGCAGTGAAGCCGTCGTCCTTCTTCTTGGCTTTGCGCGAATGCAGCCGGGCGCGCAGGCGGCTGCGGCCGACGCCGTCGACCTGGTCGAAAGCCTCCGGGCGTGAGAAGGTCAACTCGGTCACCGCGCCCTGTTCTGTCAGCGTGTAGGAGCAGGCCACGATCAGCACTTCCATGTCCATGTTCATGCGCGGGCTGATCACCCGAACCACGGTGTTGGGCATCCACAGCGCGCCCTCGCGGCCGTTGGCTCCCATGCGCCAGCCGACCGCCACGGCCTTGCCTCGCTTGCCGCGCCCCATGCGCACGTTGACCTCCCACTGTGCCCGGGTGCTCAGTACGGCCTGGTTGTCGCCATGCTCGGCCTGCAGGATCAGGGGCCGGTAGCGGTCGATCTCTTCGTCTGTGGCCTCGGCCTTGAGCTGGGCAGCGGCAGACGCCCAGGATTCATCGTCGCCAGCCTTCTGTGCCTTGACCACGACGCGGCTGTAGCGATCCTTCCAGCTGTGGGTGGCGCTGATGCGCTTGAGGTTGACGCCTTCTTCCAGCGTGACGCCCGTTTCGGTGTCGGAAGACTCACCCAGCCAGATCTCGCCCAGCGGCGTGCTGGCGCACAGCACCGAGCGCAAGCGGCAGGCGCGGTCGATGGCGTCGAAGGCGCGCTCGCCGTCTTCCAGGGCGAAGGATTTGAAGGGCGCACCCTGGTTCAGCCCGTCCTGCAGCACGACCGGGACGCCGAACGGTGCCGCGATGTCGCGCACGATGCTCACCAGGCTGGCGTTGTGCCACTGGCCGCCCTTGTGGATGGCCGAGCAGTCCACCAGGTCACCGGTGCGATCCCGGCCTTCAACGCGGATGGCGCTGCTGTTGTCGCCCAGATCGGGCTCATACATATCGATATGGCCGGTGATCACCACGTCGTCATCAAGCAGCACCTGGCAGGCCAGGCCCTCACGCAGGCCGGGCGCCACGTCCACGCCTGGCCAGCGGTGGGTCAGCTCCAGAACGAAGCCGCCCGCGATCTGCTCGATGGAGCGCTGGATCTCCACGCGCTTCCAGCCGCCATAGACACGGCCACCCACCAGCAGTTCGACGCGGTGGGCAGCGGTCACAGCAGCACCTCCACCGTGCCGGCCGGCACGAAGGCCGGGTTGCGCACGCTGTTGCGGGTGGCCAGCTCCTCGGCCCGCGTGGCGTCCTGGTAGACGCGGTGGGCCAGCACCAGCGCCGGCACCACGGCCACGACCGTGATGCTGGAGCGCTGTTGCAGCAGGTCGGCACGCGCGGCCACGTCACGCGTCACGGCCAGGCGCAGCGATACCAGCGCACGGGCGGTAGCCGCATCCGGGTCGGTGCTCTCCAGTTCGATGTCGATCTGCACCAGCAGCGCATCGCGCAGCGTCACAGCCTGGTCGGCCGTGCGCACCTCGCTGTCGGCGATGGCCACGGCCAGCATACGGGCCTGCTGAGACAGGGCGGTGCGGCGCTGCAGGTCGGCGCGGGCATTGTCGTTCACGGTGACCCGTGAGCGGGTGCTGCCGGCGGGCGCGCTGCTGCCGCTGCGCTGGTTGCCCCCAAAGACCATGCGGAACTCGGCCAAGGCCGACAACGGGCGGTTCACGATGCCCACCAGCTGCTGCTGCAGCGACTGCAGGCTTTGCACCAGGTTCACGGGTGTTCGGACCAGGCCGGTCAGGCTGCTGCTCACGCCATCGATGTCGCGCACCAGGTCGGCCAGATCTTCCGTACTGGTGACCTGGCGTACCGTCTTCAACAGGCCTTGAAGATCCTTTGCGAAGGACTGCGCTTGCGTGTCGGCCAGCACCTGCGGGCCTTCCACATTGGCCTCGGCGCAGTAGGCGGCACCGGATGCATCGTCCAGCGCCTGGCAGGCCGTGTCCACCTGCTGGGTGGTGTCTGGCAGGGTGTTGGGCAACACATTACTGCCGGCCTCGATGAAGGTGATCGTGAAGCGCGCCAGGCCGCCCTCGCGCGGCGTCTCCTTGATGCGGGCCTGGTCCTGCACCGCAACCCACAGCACGCCCCAGCGCGGGTGGATCAGCTCGCCGGGGCCTTCCGTCTCCAGGGCGGCCCACAGCGCATCGCGCTCGGCCAGGTAGTCGTCTCCGATGACATAGCCCTCGACCGTGAAGGTGCGCGCCTTGCGGCCGAGATCTTCCACAAAGGGCTCATCACGCTGCGGGAACTCGTGCACCACGCTGCGCCGGCCGACGGCCACGTCCGCGTCCACCGTGTGGAAGGGCACACCACGGAAGCTCGCACCGGGCGCCTGCATGCTGCGGCCACCGCGCGAGAACGAGGTCTGGTGGAGCTGGTCACGCCAGGCCATCAGTAGCCCGCCCCGGTGTTGTTCTGGCCGACGTCAGCCTTCATGCGCGTGCCATTGAACGGCCGCACCTGGTGCTGCACCGGGACGCTCGGATCTGACAGCACGCGCACCGTCACCTCGCCGCCCACCCTGGAGTTGCTCAAGGCTTCCCGAACGGCCACGGCTTCCTGGGCGTTTTCGTTGCCAAACACCGCGAGCACCTTGGCAATGCCCTCACCCAGACGGTCGGCAAAGCTGCTGTCCTCGATACCCTTGTAGATCAGGGAGCCCAAGCCATAGCCGGCCAGGCCGGCGGCGCCCGCGCCTGCAGCCGCGGCGCCCAGGCCGGCCACGCCCAGGGGCGCATTGCCCACCAGCAGGCCGGCACCCAGCAGACCGCGCAGGCGGGCCAGCAACCCTACCGACGCAGCGCCACCGGCCGCCGAGCTGGCGGTGCCCAGCAGGCCACCGCTGCCGCCATTCATCTCGGCCCAGTTCGTCACGTAGACCGGCGTCACGCCGGCAGCTGCCTCCAGGGCCTTGCCCGTGGCCACGCCGGCCCCCACACCGCCGAAGCGGCCGGCAAGGCCGCGCAGCATGGGCGGTAGGAAGCGGCTGGCCGCGTAGATGCCGGCCGCGCCGCCCAGCAGGCCCATGCCGATCTGGCCACCGGACAGGCCCATGCCGCCCTGCTGCTTGCTGTCGAGCATGTACTTGACGGCGCGGCTCATAGCGTCGTTGATCGGACGGGCAAATCCCTCGGCCGATTCCCGCAGGGTGTTCTTGAGGCGCGAGGCTTGATCAACGGCGTTGTCGGTGGCGGTATCCAAGTCACGTTTCAGCGTGCCACCAGCTCGGGATATCTCGTCCTCGAACTTGCGCATGTCCTCCAGCTGCTTGCCCGACAGCAGCGCCTGGATGCCGCGCTGCGTGTCCAGGTCGGTGTTCTGGAAGCCGCCCGATATGAAGGCAAAGCGCTGGGCATCCGTCGTCAGTGCCTTGTACTTCTTGCGCATGTCCTCCAGGATGGTCAGCGGGTCGCGCCGCGCGCCGCTCTTGGAGTCGAAGAACATCACGCCCAGGGCCTTCTCGGCATCCTTGGCGTACTTCGCGTTGGTGAAGAGGCGCAGCGTCGAGTCGGCCAGCGTGGCCAGGCGCTCAGGCTGACGCTCAACCTGGGAGAGTCCTTCGATGAAAGCCAGCGTCTTGTCGAAGGACATGCCCGCGCTCTGCGCGCGTTGCGCTACGCGCGGGAATATGTTCGACAGGTTTTCCAGCTCGGCATTGCCCAGCCGGCCCGCTACCGTCATCTTGTCCAGCATCTCGGTGGCGATGCCGGCCTTGCCCAGGTCAAAGCCATAGTTGGCGGCACCCACGGTCAAGGCACCGGCCAGAACCGAATCGTTCGCGCCCGTCACACCTCGTGCGATGTTGATGGCTTCGGTCGCCTTGATGGCTTCCTTGTACTTCAGGCCTGCCTGGATGAGGCTGTTGAAGCCGCCGACGGTCTCCTCGATCACACCGCCGTTGCGTTTGACCAGGTCGAACATGGCCTTGTAGGCCTCGGCCTGCTCTTGCGCGGACATGCCGGCCGTCAGGCGCACCTGGGTGAGGGTCTTTTCCAGCTGGGCCGCGTTGCGTTGCATCTGCATGAAGCCAACCGACAGTCCCAGGCCGGCCATCTGGCCCTGCCAGCTGCGCGCGAACTCCTTCAGCTTGGCGAACTCGCGCTGCGCCACACTGACAAAGCCGCGCGTGGCGCGCTCGCCCTCCTGCATGGCGCTGCGGTAGCCGGCGATATTGCCGTTGATCAGGACGCTGACGTTGTACTGGCTCATTTGTCACCCGGCTCTGAGAACTTGATCACCTCGGCTACGTAGAAATCGAACTCGGCGCGCTGGAGCTTCATGATCGAGTCCCGGCTCCAGTGCAACTTCATGGCCAGCAGCATCACGCTGCGGTGGTAGTCCGCCCGGCGGCGGACTAGGCTTCCCCCAGTTCGTCGGCCTCGCGCATGGCCTCGGCGATCACGCCGAACTGGGCCGGCCGCATGCTCTTGAAATGGGCAGGGACGAAGGGACCAGTGAACTCACCCGCCCGCACAACCTGGCGGCAGGCCATCTGGACGTTGAAGGCATTGGGCTGCATGGGCGACTGCTCGCGCTCGGCGTCGCAGACGTCTTCCATCGTCGATCCGCGCACTTCGATCTCGCGGACTTCCTTGCCGCCCACCTTCCAGGCGAAAGTCAGCTTCTTGGTAACGGTCAGGCTCATGTCATGGCTCCTATAAAACGGTTTTCAAAGACGCGAAAGCCACCGCTGCGGGTGGCTCACGCGCAGCGGGGTCGGGTCAGCCCTCCAGGCACTCCGTGCCCTGGAAGACCAGCGTGACTTCGCCCTTGGTGACCTCCGGGGGCTTGGCGCACCAGGCATCCTTCAGGGTGTGCACCTTCCCGTTGTCAGTCTCGAAGGTCAGCGTGCCGTCCTTGAAGTTCTGGATCTCCTGCAGGCTGATGTCGGCCGTGTAGTTGATGGTGCAGTCCACCTGAGGGACGGCCACCTTCTCGGTGTAGCCGTCCACGCCGCTGTCGGAGACGGCCGGGTCGCGCTCGATGCCGCCCGTGTTGAGCTTGGCGCCTTCCTTGGAGCGCAGACGCTTGCCGTTGATCGTGATGTATGCCTTGCCGGCGACTTGGGACATGGTGGGCTCTCCTTACAGGATGAATTGCACCGAGGCCGCAAAGACCCGGAACTGGTTGACCACATCAGGCGGCAGGATGGCGTTGACCCGGTTGCGGTCATTCATGCTGCGCACCACGACCAGGTCGTTCTTGAACTGCTCGAAGCCTTCAAGCAGACCCACCAGCTCCAGCTGACGCGCGGTGGCGATCAGCACGCTGCGGATGGTGTTGGGCGTGGCCACGGCCTGGCCCGGCGCGAAGTTGGTGCCGTCGTCGGCCAGCTTGTGGCGCGGGAAGGCAAAGGCGATGGCCGCGCGGAAGGCGAAGCGCATGTAATCCACCGTCCACTTGGTCTCCAGGTCCAGGTAGCTCACATCGTCCAGGCCGTAGGCGTTGGTCTGGTAGGTGGTGACCACGCGCTCGATCATCACGTTACCGCCCTGGTCAACCAGGAAAGTGCTGCATCCGTCGCGCAGGTTCAGGTCGCGCTCCAGGCGCGTGAACTGGTCGGCCTGGGCCGGCGGCAGCAGGCCCGGCAGCACCAGGGTCTGGAAGGGGCGCGCCGGATCGATGGCGCCACTGAACTCGGCCACGGCCGCCAGGACAGCGCCCCAGATGTAGGGCGCTTGAGGCGGGTTTTTCACGCCGATGAAGGTGCTGTGCGGGCTGTTGCGCGCACTGCCATAGGTCGTGATCTGGCCCTGGGTGCCGTCGTAGCCGTAGAACAGGTGACCGGCACGCATGTCCATGCCGCCCCAGCGGCTGGCTAGCTCGGTTTCGACCTTGACGACGTTGGACGCATCGTTATAGGGCATGACGATGTCGTAGAAGGCCTCCTGGCTGATCGCGGCCAGGGCCGTGGCCACGTCAGGGTTGCCGGTGCCAGGCGTCGTTGTGGCGAAGGCCAGGGTGACGCCCGTGGGCAGCTTCTCGTCGGGGTAGTAGTTGGCGCGCAGATCGATGTCAGCGGTGAACTGGCCCTTGTGGCGAGCCGTCACAGTCACCACACCAGCGGCCGAGCTGGCGGTCACCGGGCCGTCCAGGTAGGCGTTGATCGCGGCGGCAATGGCGGTGGCAATCGTGGCCACGGCATCTCCGGCCGTCACGCCCACCGAGATCTTGCGACCGTTCACATACAGCGAGATGGTGCCGGACTGGGCCGCGGCCACCGTGACGGTGATCGTCTGCACGCCAGCCACGCCCGCGCCCAGATCGTCCAGGGCGACGGCCCAGATGTCGCTGGTCTTGTTCGCGTCGCGGGCAAAGCGCAGCATTTCGTGCAGCACGCTGCCGCGTCCGAACAGGGTGGCGGCCTCTGCGGCGCTGTTGATGCGCTGCAGGACGTTGGCGGCCGACGTGCCGGCGGCCAACTTGTTGCCGATGAACAGCATGCGGCGGCTCATGTTGGGCAGGCCGCGTAGCGCCTTGCTGTTGTCGACCTCGATGTACTGGCCGGGCGTGCGCAGATCAATCGGGATCGAGTTGAAGGTGATGTTGTCGGGCATGGTGGGCTCCAGTGGTTGCGGGTCGCCTTACTTGGCCTTGGTGGACTTGGCCGCGGCGTCGGCCGGGCGCTCGGTCAGCACCACATCGCCGTCATCGAGGCGACGGCGCCAGTGACTGTCGAGGGTCACTTCCTCGCCTTCCTCGGCGATGAAGCCGCCCATCGGCTTGCGGGCCTTCATGGGCGTGCCGTCCGGCATGCGGCCGGGCTTGATGAAAACGCGTTCTGCGATGCTCATGCGGAGCCTCCTGCTAGTTGAATGTCGGCCTGGGCATCAGGCCGGGATTGGGTGTAGTCCGGTGGCACCTGGAGCCACTTGCCGTACTCGGTCGCCAGGGCATGCGGCGCGATGTCGATGTCCGCGTGCAGCTTCGTGAAGTCGTCGAGCTGCAGGTCCGTGGTGTTTTCGTCCACCTCGTAGGGCAGCTCCTGGGCCGAGCTTTCCAGGGCCACCTCCATCACGGTCAGGCCCTGCTTGACGAACAGTTCATCGTCGGCGAACTCGGCGCGCTTGACGTACCAGGTTGCCTCGCCGATCTTCTTGCCGTTGAGGGTGCGGCAGGCCAGCGTGAAGTACTGGTCGATGCCCAGCTCTTGGCTGTTGCCCTTGCGCGCCTGGTCGCGTGAGCCCACGTTGTGGACCATGATCACCAGGGTGAAGCGCATGGTGGCCATGTCGTTGTCCACCACCAGCAGGGGCGCGGCCAGATACATGGCCGGCGCGTCGATGCTGTACTGCGCCAGCAGCTTCTCGCTGGGCACGTTGGGAATGGCGCCAACCTCGCGCAGCGTGTTCTGCAGGCCGGGGCGGGCCTTCAAAGCCGCGATCAAGGCGTTTTCATGCAAGGCCAACATCAGCGGCCTCCCATCCGGCCGGCTTCGGCGGCCTGGACCACGTCAACCACCACTGCCTGGATCTCGCGGCCGTCCTCGGCGTTGACGCCCAAGAAGGGGCGCGCTGGCATGACGACGCGCTGGGTGCTGACCCAGCGGCCAGCAATCTGGAAGCGCAGGCTCTTGGCCAGGCGCGGCCGGATCTCGCCACCCAGCTGGTGTATGCCGGCATAGATCTTGTTGGAACCCCACTCAGCCGAGTTGTTGTCGGCGCGGTGCGTGATGCTGCCCAGCAGGCCGCCGTGCTGCCCCTTCTGCACCAGGGTCTGGCCACCGCCGGCCCGCACACGGGCGCTGGGCTTCCAGCGGGCGCCATCCGGGCCGATGCCCTTCTTGAAGCGCAGCCTGGTGCTGCTCTCTCCGTACTGACCGATGGCGTCGAAGATGGGGCGAGGGCTTTCGCCGAGCTGACGCAGGCGCGCCATGCCGAGCTGCAGCGCCACGGCCCCATCGACGACGGCGCTTGCGGTGACAGCCATCAGATGAACCCCTGGGAGGCGTCACGCGCCCACACACGCCCGCCGCTCACCAGCTCGGCCCCGGCCGTGCTGGCTGGCTGCTCGCCGGTCGCGCCATCGGCACCCAGCTGGGCCTTGCCGTCGCGCACGTCGCCCAGCAGCTTCATGGCCGCGCTGTGGCGGTCTTTGACCTGCTCGGTGGCGGTGTCGTCGTAGAGGTAGAAACGCGCCAGGTCGCAGGCCGAGCGCTGCAGGATGGCCGGTACCGGGCTGATCGGAAGGGTGTAGCGGGCGCTGATGTAGCTGTCCACCGTGTCGCGCGCATCGTCCAGGGCGCGCTGCACGCGGGCCAGGGCCAGCTGGCCCTGGGCCACGTCGGCCGGCAAGAAGGCGCTTGTGTCGCCGCCGCTGGCCAGCACCGACAGCAGATCGCCAAAGACACGCCGGGGCATCACGCGGTCGGCGCGCTGGGCGATCTCGTCCGCATCGAAGCGGGTGAGCATGTCGGTGGCGGTGGCGTAGGTCATGGTGGGTGGATCTCTCAGTTTTGACTCCCCACCAGGGGGGAGCCAAAACTCAGCGGTCAACTGAGCTTCACAGGACCGGGAAGGCTTGCGCCCTGGCACCCCGGCCTACTGACTGGCTCCCGGTGCAGCAGCCGTGCCTGGCCGCCGCACCGATCAAAGCCGCGCTTCGCGGGGGTTACTTGCTGCCACCCTTCTTGGCGGTGTCGGCTGCGATCTCGACCAGCTCGACGGCGTCTACGGCGAGCAAGGCATAGGCCTGCTTTTCCGTGACGCTGAACGCATCGCTGCCGGGCTCGTGGCGCTCGCCGTCGTGGTCGACGGGCACCTTCGCCTTGACGTAAACGGTTTTTTCGTTGGCCATATGAATACCTGTTCCTTTCTGGCCGGTCAGGCCACAGCGTTCTGGAAGTAGTAGCCCAGCTCGGTGGCAGCGACGATCTCCTTCACGCGCTCGAACACACGCACGCGCTTGGAGCCGCCGACACCCATCTTGGGCTCATCGATGATCACGGCCTGGATCTTTTCCTTCTGGGCCGTATAGCCGAAGGTCACGCCAGCCTGCGGGCCAGCCGCGCGGTCGCGATAGATGAAGGCTGCGTGCTTGCCCCAGCAGCGAGACAAGGCTGCGGCCTGGCCCTTCTTGGCGCTGTTCACGAAGCCGGCGCCGATGTAGACGTTCGCCAGCTCGAAGAACTCGGCGAATTCCTGACGCGTCACCGCGCCTGCGCCCTGGGCCGTGCCCTTGATGGCCTGCACCAGTTTCGGGTGCTGGCGCAGCTGGGTCCAGGTGGCCTGGCCGAAGGTGGCGATGTTGGGGCGCATCACCGGCACATCCAGCGCCGTGAAGATGGCGTTCACCGGGTTGGAGTTGACGAAATCGCTCCACTGGCTGGTACCGGCGAGCGTGGCCTGGTTGGCCCCCAGATAGCTGGCGGTGTTGAACACCTTGCCCGCCACGCGCATCTCCCGGGCGATCTGGACCAGCGAGGTGGTGAACATGGTGGCCTTGCCCAGCGGGTCCACACCCTGGTTGTCGTCGTCAATGTCGGTGTTGGGCACCACATCGTCCAGTCCGTGGTCATCGACCGAGTCGTTGACCTCGGTGCCCACGAACTCGACTTCACCGGGCATGCCCTTGCGGCCGACCTTGGTGTCGGGCACTGTGAAGCCCTGGGTCAGGTCGTACTTGAGCCATTTGAAATCGGCGTCGGTGTCGGTGCGCGGCAGCACGTCGTCGGCGATCATCGCAATGTCGGGGTTGCGGTACGCGAGGGCGATGGCGGTCAGGCGCGCATCGACGGGATAGGGGCGCTTCATGTGTTTGCTCCTGAGTAGATGAAGGGTTAGCCTTGGAACATGCCAGGCGAGACCAGGACGTCGATCACGTCACCGGCAACACCAGAAGCCATCGCAAAGCCGATGATGCGAACGTTGGTGCCGGCAGCAGGGGCCGGAGCCACGCCGTCAGCATTGGCGTCGGAGGTGACCGGACCGCCGCGCGTGACGGCCCCCCCCAGCTTCACGGGCGCGATGCCGTGGGTCAGGATGTCGATGCGCTCGCCCAGGGCGGCGTCGAAGTCGCGGGCGGCCACACCGACCAGGAAGTCGGCGGCAGCGGTCGCAGGCACCACGCCGGTGTCGGCCGCGCCCATCTTGACGATGCTGTAGGCCGGGATGGCAGCTTCAGCGAGGAAGGTTTTTTCCAGCAGCGAGTTCATTTCAGGCGCCCTTTCCTTGGCTCATGACGTGGTTGACGGCATCGGCCGAGCTGACCTGGATGCCCAGGGCGGCTTGCTCGCCGATGTACTTGTTGGCGGCGGCTGCCAGGCTCTTGGCGTCCTGCTCACCCTGTTCCGGCGGGTTCTTGCCGCCGGTTTGCGACTGGCCGGCCAGCGCGGGATTGGCCGGGGTCTTGTCGATCAGCGCCTTGAGCTGCGCGATGTCGGCCGTGCCCACGGCACGCCACACGCTCTCGGCGGCCGGCGTGAGCTTGCCCGCTGTTTTTGCACCGGCGATCAGTTCGTCGATTTCGCGCAGGTTGTTCTTGGCATTCAGCGCAACCACCTCGCTGTTGAGGCTGTTGAACTTGTCCATGCTGACCCACTTGGCAGGGTCGGGCTCGGTGCCGGACTTCGCGCGCAGCGTAGCCACTTCGGTTTCGGACGCGGTGACCTTGCCCTTGAGCTGGGCCACTTCGGTCTGCAGGCCTTCGACCTGGCCGGCCTTGGTCTGCAGCGCGGACAGCGCAGCAGTGGCTTCGGTTTCGGTTGCGGATTCAGCCAGGCCGAGGCCCAGCAACACCGCCTTGAGAATCGGGTTCATATCGGATGACTCCTGTTGGGTGAAGAAAGCGTTGAGCCGCGCCACACGCTCATGCGCGGCGGGGTTGAGATCCAGCAGGTTGGGGATGCCGACCAGGCTGGCATTGATCACATCGAGCACTTCGCCGGACTTCTTGTTGAAGACCAGCACGGGGCTGATGTAGCGGTATTCGCCCGACTGCAGCATCTGCAGAGCGCGCTCCGTCCACTGCACCCCGATGGCATACAGGCCTTGACCGTTGCGCCACTCGAAGCGCTGCGCCCAGCCGGCGGCCGGGGCGGGCTGGCCGTTTTTCTCGGCCAGCATGACCTGGTGTTCGTAGTCGAACAGGAACTGCGTCTTGTCGTGACGGGCGTTCAAGCGCGCAGCGAGCGCCTGGCCCTGGGCGTCAGATAGCTTCCATGTGCGGGCCTCCAGGGGGCGCCCGTCGCGGCCGGCAAACTCACCTGCGGGGACCAGATGCACGTCGGCATTGGCCTGCAGGGTCAGGGCAGCAGCGAGGAGGGCAATTGCGGTGTGCTTCATAGAAGGCCCGATCCTCGCGCGATGGCCGCCCCAGCTCTAGTAAAGCCGTTTACATCAATATAGAATGGAGGCGCGCTGTGAGGTTCGGGCAAAACGGCTTCCGATGCGAAGGCCACCACAAGGTGGCAGACGCCATGTGAGGGTGCTGCACTCCGATGCAGACGTCGTCTCACCACAGCGCCCTTCTTCATGGGTCTATCCTCCGCAGCCCCTTGCGGCCGAAGTCAGCAGGATTGATCAGCTCCATCGACACGACCTGGTTGCCGCGCTGGCCGCGGTGGACCTGCTCGTCCAGACCCACCACCACCTTGGCAGCGCGGCCTGGCTCATCGCTGGCGCACAGCAGCACCAGGCGCTGGCCATCCAGCCAGGCTTCGCCCACCTGGCTCAGCAGCGTGGGCAGCGCGGTCACAAAGGCCACGCCCGCCCCCTTGACTTTGCGTGCCTCGCCCCGGCCTTCGCCCAGCAGGTGGTGCAGGCGGGGCAGATTGACGCCGATGGTGGCGCGTTGCGGCTGGACGCCGGCCGCCTGCAGGCCGGCCAGCATGCCTGGGGTGAGCACGCCCGCCACCCGCTGCGTCCCGACCTCGCGGCGCTCCCCAGCCGCATAGCGGCCGACGAACTCCCCGAACTCGGTCTGCACCAGCGGCATCCACTGCTTGACGCCGCCGGACAGCACGCGCGCCGCCGCGACGGCCGCACTGGCGTCGGCCTTGTCCATCATGAAGCGGCCGAGGTTGGCGCGGCGCCCGCCTGGCGGGTAATAAAAGGCAGGGTGCACGCCCTTGGGCACCTGCATCTCCTCGCCCGTGCGCTTGTTCACCACGGTACGCATCTCATCGGGCGGCGCCTTGCCCACGGCCAGGCCCTCGCGCTCCAGCATGCGCTGGGTGTGCTGGATGACGCTGCACTTGCAGCCGTAGTCCTTGACCGGCATGTGGGTCAGCCACCAGGGATCGTCGGCGCGCAGCACCATGCCGGCGTAGGCCAGGTGCTCCAGGCGTGGGTGCTCGGCCGCCGATTTCACATATTCAAGAAAGGGGAAGATGGCCTTGTTGCGCTGGACGCGCTCCCACTGCCCCTCGCTGTAGGCCGTGGCCAGGTTGGTGTCATATATGACGCGCAGCCGGCGGGGGCTTCCCAGCTGGGCCGGCGCTGTCTCGCCGGTCACCGGGTCGGTCACATCCTTGCGGCCCCACCAGCCGCGCGCCTGCAGCTGGGGCGTGAGGGCCTTGCGGAAGGTTTCAAAGGTGGTGCCGTCGACCAGGGCCGCGTCCAGGCCGGCGCGGATCTCGGCCAGCAGGTCCAGCTGCATGGCCTTGGCCACGGTGAATGCAGCCTGGTGCTCCTGCTGCCAGACGTCCCGATGATCGAAGCCGATCCGGTAGCCTTTTTGCCGGAAAAAGGCGATGGCTTCGGCCGGTGGCAGGGGTTTGAGCTGGATTTCAGCCACGCAGCCCCCCCGATCCAGTTTGTCCGGCGCCGGCCCAGGCCGGCAAAAAGGCATTGAAGACCGATTGAAAAGCCGCGATCAGGGGGCGGCTGGCACCAGCGGGGCTACTCGTGCAGAAAAGCGCCCAAACGCCCGATTTCGGGCCACCGTGGGCAAAAGCACGGCGCCATGCGGGTTTGCAGGCCATTTTCTGCCTCATTTTTCAGCAGGCTGGCGGCGCGTGGTGTTCAGCCGGCCCCAGATCCGGGCCGAGAAATTGCCCCTAGCCAGCATCTCGACTAGGCGGGCCGGGTCGATGCCCGAGATCTGCTGCTCCAGGGCGGCCTGGAACTCCTCGAAGGTGGTGGAAGCGGCCAGTGCGGCCTCAACCGGCTCAACCAGGTCGGCCATGCTGTCTTCCCATTCCCCCAGCATCTCTGCCGCCAGCACGTCCAGCTCGTCGGCCTCGGCCGTGGGCTGGACGGCGCGGTTGGCGGCCTGGCCAGCCTGCGGTTTGGCGGGTTCGGCGGAAGGGGCGGCCGATTCAGCCAGGACGGCGTCCTTCTCCTGCGCCTCGGGGATCTTGAGCTTTTCGTGCGCCCAGCTGCGCGGGATGCGCATGCCCACCTTGACCAGCTTGGGCACGGCGTCGGCGTACAGCTTGAGGTCTTCCGGCTCCTGGGTGTCGAAGACCAGGCGCGGGCAGCGGCGCATATCGGTCAGTCCCCGGTTCACCGCCAGGATGGGATAGACCAGCTGCGCGGTCAGCGTGGCGCCGAGCTGGCGGGCGTCGGCCTTCTTCAGGTCATGGCGCACCTCGTTGTGCACATTGCCCAGGGCCTGGGTGCCGTGCTCGCCTTCGCCGCTGGTCAGCGTGCCGCCCAGGATGGCCTTGGACATGGACCGTTCCATGAGGCTGATCATCGAGTTGAAGGGGCTTTCTTCGCCCTTTGCAGCCTCTTTGAAATCCAGCTTCATGCCCTCGGGAATGATGGCGGCCGCATCGTGGCCGATACCCACCACGGCCCGCATCAGCGTGGCCTTGTCCTTTTCGGTGGCCGAGGTGTGATAGGTGCCCAGGCGCAGCGGCAGGCCGTAGATCTCCAGGAACTCGGCCAGGTCGCGCACGGCGAAGTTCTTGAAAAGGAAGGGCCAGGCCAGCACCCGGAAGAGCCCGGAGCGGCTCACGTAGCCGCTGCGCGCGCGGTGCTGATGCAGGAGCCAGCCGAAAGACCACAGCGCTTCACCGTCACCCGATTTGGCGCTGCGCAGGCGCAGTTCATTGCGGTCAGCACCGACCTGGTTGGATACACAGAACCACGATTGCGGCCGGTGGGTGGCCTTGACGGGCAGCAGCTGGCCCTCGATGCTGCGCCACTCCAGCTCCAGGGGCGCATAGCCGTGACCGATGGCATCGGTCATGTCGAAGATCACGTCTTCCAGGTCGTTCATGGCGCCGAGGGCGTCGCGCACATAGGCCGCCAGCTTCTCCTCCTCCGGTGTGGCATCACGCGGCGGCACGATTTCCCAGTCCAGAGTCTGCAGCGCCAGGCGGCGCTTCTGCATCTCACTGAAGAGGTGAGCGTCCTTTTCTTCCATGTCCTGGAAGAGTTCGTGCTGCGCCATCAGGTCACCACGCTCCGCGCGCTGCAGGATGCTGGCCAGCTTGGCCGGCGTGAGGCCGCGGCTGGGGTGGTTCTCATACTCGCCGTGGAGCAGAGCCATGTGGGCGGTTTGCGGCTGGCGCAGCTGCTCGCGCTGGATGGGTGCGCCGTGTTGGTCAACGATGGTGCTCATGGGGTGTCCTATCAAAATGCGCCCGCGCCGAAGCCGTCGTCTTCGCCGTCGTCCAGCCAGAAGCCGGCGCCCGAACCGAGTTCAGAGGCGGCTTGGTACTCGTAGATGCCCACACCTTCCAGCATCACGCTGGCATGCCAGGCCAGCGCACCACCGATGAAGGTGTCGCCGTGACGTTTCTTCTTCTGCGCGTCCTGGGTGCGTAGCTCGGGGATCTGCGGAATGCCCTTGATCACGCGCGGCACGCGGTGGTCCTGCAGCACGTCGGCGTCCATCGGCAGCTCGATCAACTCATCCTCGAAGGCGGCCTTGTAGCGCGGCAGGTTTTCCAGGTACCAGGGCTGGGTGGCCTGGATAAGCAGCACGCGGTTCTGGCCGTACTTCTGCGCCGTCTCTTCGGCGATCTGCATGCCCAGGCCGCGCGAGTCCAGCGCCGCGCCCACTAGGTTGGGCAGGCGGTCCATCACATACCAGAGCACCTGGGCCTGCTGCTTGAAGGGCATGCCCCGCAGCTCGACGATGAAGGGCGCCCGGCGCTTGAGGGTGCGGAACTGGATCAGCGGCACGAAGGCCGACAGGTCTCCCACCCGCGCAAAGTCGCCGCCCAGGTAGCTGGTCACCCCATCCAGCTTGGCCAGGGCATCCAGCTCGGGCTTGAGATGGGTGTCGCACCAGTCGGCAATGGCCAGTTGGCGGGTGCGCTCAGGCTCGAAGGTGAACTCGGGCTTGCGCTGATCGCGCAGCACGGGCCAGCCCTGGCGCATGCAGCGCTCGACCAGCTCGCGCGTCAGGAAGGCGCCGCTGCCGTGCTTGGGCACGCAGTCCAGCTCCTCCTCGGCATCGTCGCCATAGAACGCCCGGATCTCGCCGGCCCACTTGGCCTGGCCCTCCTCGGTCCAGGGCTGGCCGGTACGCAGGCAAATGCGGCGATACAGCCCTTCATGCAGGGCTTCATCGAAGGTGAAACGGTGCACGCTGTACGGGAAACGTCCGGCGCGCACATCCTTGATCAACTGGTTGAAGGGGTTGTCGTCGCCGTCGTGCGTGCTGATGATGCGCAGGTCGCCGCCCCAGATCAGCAGCGCCATCGCCGCCTTCAGGATCTCGGCCTGCTGCTCATGGAACGCCGCCTCGTCCAGGATCACCCGGCCCTGCTTGCCGCGCAGGTTGCGCGGCTTGGAGCTGAGCGCCGTGATGCGGTTGCCGCTGGCGAACTTGATGCTGAAGGCGAAGACGCTTTTCTTTTCCTCGCCCTCGACAAACACGTCCTCCGAGATCTCGATGGCCTCGGCCACACTCTGGAAGTGCTCGGCCCATTGGGCACAGTCCAGAATGAACTCGATGGCCATGTCCTTGACGTAGCCGATGTACCAGACATCCATGCCGGTGGTGGCTGCGGCGCACAGCACCGAGTCGCAGGCCTCTGCCCACGACAGGCCGATCCGGCGCGACTTCTCCACCACCTTGACCTTGCTGGAGTCGGCCAGCCAGCGTTGCTGGTAGGGCAGCAGCACGGCGCCGTCGTCATCGACGATAGGCTTGCGGTTCTCGAACTTGTAGTCGATGCCTTCCCCCAGGCGCCGCATTTCGGGTGTGATGATCTCGCTCACGGCGTCACGCCCCCTTCGGCTTGGCATCGGCCACGCCCAGGATCTTCTTCTTGATCAGGTCAATGGTGTCGTCGGACAGGCCGGCTTTCTTCGCGGTGGTGGCCACCTCGGCCGCCACCTTCTCGGCCTTGGCCGCGATCAGCTTGCGCAGGTTGATCTCGCGGTCCACCACCAGCTTGTCGGCACCCGCAATATCCTTCAGGGCCTTGCCCAGGAACATCAGGTCTTCGGGGCTGGCCTGGTCGATATCGCCGATGGACTTGAAGGCCACGACGCGCAGCATCTCCAGCAGCATGCGGCCGATGTCGCCGTCGGGTTCCTTGCCCAGCTTGTCCACCCACACGGCGGCGATCTGCTGCGCCTGGTGGTAGTCCTCCAGGCGTTCCCTGGCGTTCTTGACGTAGCGGCCCACGGCCGAGCGGCTGGCTTCGCCGCCCATGCTGTCGATGAGCTGCAGGATCTCGTCGATGGTGGCGCGCCCCTCACGCACGGCCTTGTCGACGGCCTCCTTTACCGAGGGCGGGAGCTGGTTGATGCTGCTGGGGCGCGAAGGCTTGCGCTTGAAGGCGGTCTTGTTGGGCATGATGCGGCCCTCAAGGCATGGGCTTCTTGACGCCGTGCACCGTGGCGCGGCCATCGGCCACGTCGACACCTCGGGCGGTGAGCTTGGCCAGGACCACGTCGCCGGTCGAGCGGCTTTCCACCAGGCCCTGCTCGGCCAGCCAGGCGATGTCGTTCTTGACCTGGTCCAGGCTGGCGCTGTGACCGTAGATCTGGTCCACGGCGTCACGCAGCAGGAAGGCGTTGGTGCTGTAACCCGGCGTCTGCTGCAGCACCAGCAGCAGCGAGAGGCGGCGGTCTTCGACGATAGCGGTGAAAAAACTCATTTCTGTCTCAATAGGTGTTCGTGGATCAGCTGGGTCTGGTGCTCGACGCGCGTGAGCAGCGAGGCCACGCCGTTAACCTGGGCCTTCAGGCTGGCCACGTCGCTGGCCAGATGGGCGATCTCTTCGTCGGTCGGCATGTGCTGGACCTTCTCTTCCAAGCGCGTGAGCCGGGTGTCCTGGTCCACGTTGACCAGGCCGGCGGCCGTGATGTGGTCCTGCAGCTGCTTGCGCACGTCTCTGACGGCCTGCGCGTTGTCTTTGTCCTTGGTGCGCAGATAGCCCCAGATCGCCAGTAGCCCGATGAAGAGCCATTGCGCGAAATCCAGCCAGAAGCCGGCGGCTTTGTAGTCGATGTCCATGTCTCCCTTTCAGCGATGACGCTGCGCTTGCTGGCGCCGCTCGATCTCGTCGATCAGACGCTCACAGCGGAGCCGGTCCTGGATCCATTGCTTGGCGTTGACGGTGTGGTTGTCCCAGGCGTCGGCGACGGTGATTCCGGCCGCAGCGGAACAGGCTTCCGGGGTCGCTGCATCAGCTCCGCAGGTACCGGCGGGCACGTCTCGACCGTCGAGTGCAGAGTTCCACATCCAGACAGCACCAAGAGACAGCTGAGGGCGCACAAGGACGTTGATGCACAGCGGCGCAGCCTTGGCGTCGGCGCCTGGACAGGTCGGCGGCTGACCTGCAGGCTGCGCCAACAGCGGGACGCCGCGCTTTTCCAGCGCATTGAATTCGGTTTGAAGAGCTGCATAACGGTCCTCCTGGTCGGCGTGTTCCTGCAGATAGTTCGCTGCGGCCTGGATGCCTTTCTCGACCTCGTCTGCGTATTGCTGGTTGGCTTGAGCGATGGCCTTCTTGTCGGCCGTGGCGTCAACGTTCTTTTGGTGCTGCACGCCGGCATAGAAGCCCAGGCCCACCAGAGCGGCGAGCACCAAACCCAAACCGATCAGCTTCAGCACCAGGTCTTTCACGGCTGCTCTTCCTCAGCCTGGCCCAGGATCAGCTTCACGTTGCGCAGCACGATGATCAGCAGGCCCAGCCCAGCGACGATCCAGTTCCAGGTCTTGGGTTCCACCAAGGGCTGCAGCAAGGGCAGCGCATCGGTCTGCAGGGCCGACAGCAGGGCCAGCGCGGCGGCCACGCGCACCGAGCTGAACTTCCAGCTCGTGCGCCATTCGGGGATGATCTCGATCTTCATGGGGTGGTCTCCTGGTAGATGTGCTTGGGGTCGGGCTGCATGCCGCGCTTGAGCCATGCGCCCACATCGAAGCCCGGGCAGGTCTTCAGCCACTCGAAGGGCTCGATCAGGCCGTTGCCGTTGCCGTCAGGGGAAAGGTCGCGGTGGCCGCACACACCCTCGACCATCGTGTAGCCGGCGGGCCAGCTGCGGCCGACGATGCGGCGCGGCAGCGCGCAGGGGATGCCGTAATCCATGAGCAGCATGGCCACGACCTGCTGCAGACTTTTCCACTGACCTGGCGTGTATTTGCCTTCACGCTCGACACCGCCCACCAGGCAGATGCCGATGGAGTGCGCGTTGAAGTTCTGCGCGTGCGCACCGATCTCGTCCAGCGCCCGGCCGGACCAGACCTCGCCGGTCAGGTCGATGACGTAGTGGTAGCCGATGGCTGGTAGCGTGGGGCTGAAGGCGCGCACAGCATCCGGGGCGCGCTTGAAGCCGCGCGCCGCATGCCAGGCGTCGATGACCTTGGGGGCGTTGAGGTAGCCCGGCTTGCCGCGTTGTCCCTGTTCCAGGGGCTTGCCGCTGGCCGTGGCCGAGCAATGGATCACGACCAGGTCGACGCTGCGGAACGGCGGCTTGTCAACCTGGCGAAGGATGGGGCGAGTGAGCATGCGGGGAATGCTCCCGCATGCGCGCGAAGACGACTAGTAAAGCCGTTTACTTGGAATGCAAGGTGTCAGAGCAGGTGACGGAGTTGCCGACGATGCCACGGCTGCAGCGGGACATGGTCCGGCTGACCTTCCGAAATTGCCTGCTCCCGCTCGCACATGATCGTGAGCGTTTTGAGTGGGGGCGGTGCTTTCGCGCAAAGTCGGGCAAAGTCTGCTCGCCACCCAGCGACCAGAGCTGGCGTCAGGGCACCAGCAGGAACCTGCTCGATGTCGCCGATCAGCTTGGCCGCGGCCTCGGCCAGTTCTTTGTGCAGCTGCTTGCGGTCACTGTAGGTATACACCAGCGCCAGCAGGCCCAGGGCCGAAATCGCACCGGCCACCCAGGGCAGGTGCTCCTTCAAGGCTTGGCCGAACAGCGTGGCACTGAGCAGCACAGTAACGGCCTTGGTGGTCTTGTCCGCCAGGTCGAAGAATCTCTGGCGTGCTCGGTGGTAGCGCAACTGCACCCAAGACTTGTGCAGGACGTCCCAGCGAGACGTCCAGACAGGGTCCTCTTCCGCTTCAACTTCGGTGCTCATGCCAGCATGCTATCCGCTATGCGGATCACTTCGTAGGCTTGGGCGGCGGCTTCGTGGACGGCGTGAAACTGACCGTCGGATCACTCCTGATCTGTCCGCCACTGTCTTGACCGGTACCGGGCCTGCTGCGGGAGCTCTCATCGAGCGTGCGCTGCCCACTACCAGGCACCGGGCGATGGTGGGAAGGCGCTGGTCCCGGCGCCGGCTTGTCGTTGGACTTCTTCTCAGCCATTTCAACCTCCTTTAAAAACCATTTCTCGGTGTCACCGCTTTGCAGCTCGGCACTCCTTCAGCTCGGTCTGGTACTCGCGTTGATATCGCTCAATGAAATCGTGGTTCAACTTTGTAGGGCGGGAGTCAAAAGACATGCGGCTTGACCAGATCTCGACGGCATGATGAACCGCCATTTGACAGGGGCGGTATGGGCTCTCGAACTGTTCGCGGTCGGTCCCCGTCCCCACGAAGACAGCGGAGCGCTTCTTGATGTCCTGGCCCCATCGGCTGTGATCAGCGCGCCGCTTGAGGTCTAGGCCATCGCCTTTGGTGACCAGCACCTTGTCCATCGCCTTGAGAAACGCATCCGTCTCTTTGAGCAGCGCCGCATCGTATGCGGGTGCCGCAGGTTTTGCGGAGGCCATGCCAGCCACCATGCAGAGCAGCACGAAGCAGGCGCCCGCGACCTTGAACTGCGTGTTCATTTTTCACTCCTGTTGCTGGTTGCGAGAACGACGCCACTGACAATCGTCAGACCGCAGGCGATGAAATATGAAGTCGCCTGAAGCGTCCAGTGTGGGGTGGCAAGGGAGATCCCAAGGAACATCGCGGCAAAGCTGCCCAACACCAGGCCCGCTTCGCGGCGGTCATTGTTGCGGCCTTCATCGGATGCGGGAGCACTCATATGAATGATCACGTTCCCGCCGACTTGTCCGATCTGAATCGCGCCGGCTCCAGTGTTTGATTGAACAATGCTCTTTGGCATTTATCCCCCTTCCAAGTTGAGAACTACCTAGCCTTACGGATGCTCACTCCTGCGGCCTTGCCTATCTGGACTGCTCCTGGCCCAAGGTTCGTCTGAACGATTCCACCCTTGTGCGCGGACGAATCGGATTGCATAGCCCGCATTGCGGCCGCTTCAATAAAGCGCTTGCCGGCATCGTCGGCGGCATCGTAGTTCTCAAGGAGCGCGCGCTGCCTGGGTGTCAGCCAGTCCTGAATCGGCGCGGATCGCTGCCCCGTCAATACGTAGAGAACGTCTATGCCTTCGGGCGCCATCTTCTCCAGATAAATGGCCTTGGGCGAAGACTCATCACCCTCCCAGTCGATCACTGACCGCTTGGTGGCGCCCACGAGCGCACCCAGCTGCTCCTGAGTGCGCCCGATGCGCTCCCGCTCCGCAGCCAGCCGTTGCCCAAATGTGACGTTTGATGATTTCTTCACTTGATGGTTGACAAGGTGAAGAAAACTTCACCATAATTGAACCAATTTCAACGCATTTAAACGATTGGGGCCATTAGAGCATGAAGCCGAAAAGGATCAAAACGCGAGAAGAAGTGCGGCAGCAGTTCTGTCGCGTTGGGAAGTCTGTGGCGGCGTGGGCCAGGCAGCACAACGTCAACGAAGCGACGACATATCAGGTGCTTTCGGGTGCCAAAAAGGGCAAACGTGGTGAGGCTCATCGGATCGCGGTGCTGCTCGGCATCAAGGACGGTGTCGCATGATGTGGCTCTCAGCTCCAGATCTCGCCGGCCTGCCAGGACTTCCAGGGACGGCCCGCAATGTACTCAAGCGCGCGCAGTCCGAGGGGTGGACCAGCCGCCCCCGTGACGGCCGTGGCCGCACCGGCTCCGAATACCTGGTCACCGATCTTCCCGAGGAGACCCAGCAGGCCCTGGCCGCCCAGGCGGCCGGTTCAGTAAAGCCGGTCGCAGACGCCCTGCGCGCTGGCCAGGCCGCCAGCCAGGTGGCGCAAACCCTGGCCTGCGCCACCTCGATGGCGATCTATGGCCAGCAGCTGGAGCGTTCCGGCGCCTTTGACCCCGCCCGCAACCCGCGCCTGGATCTGTTCCAGCGCTTCGAGGCCTACCATCGCACGCGTGGCGGCGCTGTATGGCCCACGATCCAAGAGTTCTGCGCCCTCTGGACGCAACGCCAGATCGAGGCCATGCCCACCACCGTGGACGCCTATCCCCAGCTGCCGGCCAAGACCCTGGACAAGTGGTACCGCACCTGGCGAGTGAAGGGCGTCGAGGCCCTGCTGGAGCGCAAGCCGCGCCGCGACAAAGGCCAGACTCAGCTGGCCCGCGACGAGGAGCTGTACAGCGTCTTCGTGGCCGCCCTTGCGGAAATGCACGACCCCACCGCCCGCCAAGTGGCGCGCGTGATCAAGACCCAGCTGGGTGAAGACGTGGTGCCGGCCGAGCGCACGCTACGCCAGTGGATGCAGGACTTCAAGGCCAACAACCGCGTGGCCCTGCTCAAGATCAAGAACCCGGACGGCTGGCGCAACAAGTACATGCCGGCCTTCGGCTCCCGCAGCGAGCACATCACGGCGCCCAACCAGGAATGGCAGCTCGACTCCACGATTGCCGACGCCCAGCAGCGCGTGGACATCATCTTCAACATGCCCGACCGCGAGACGGGCGAGATCCGGCGCCACGCCCTGGTGGCCACCATCGACGTGTTCACTCGCCGCGCAGCGGTCCTGGTCTCACGCACCAGCAGCGCCAACGCCGTCAAGGCCGTCACGCGCCGCGCCATCCTCGCCTGGGGCAAGCCTCTGACGGTCAAGACCGACAACGGCAAGGACTACACGGCCGTTGATTACGACTTCGCCCTGGACGCGCTCAAGATCGATCACATCCTGTGCACGCCTTTCAGCCCGGATCAAAAGCCCTTTATCGAGCGTTTCCTGGGCACGCTGCTGCACGACCTCTTCCCTATGCTGCAGGGCTTCGTCGGCCACGACGTGGCCATGCGCAAGGCCATCGAGTCGGCCAAGAGCTTTGCGGAGCGCTTCGGCGACAAGGGCGTGGATCTGCGCATGACGCCCGAGCAGCTGCAGGGTGTGATCGACGGCTGGCTCGACGAGTACCACGACCGCGTGCACAGCGAGCTGGGCTGCACCCCGAACGAGATGGCGGCACGCCACACCACGCACGTGGTGCGCATTGATGAGCGGGCGCTGGATCTCTTCATGATGGCCCTGGCCGGCAACGGTCTGCGCATGGTCGGCAAGCGCGGCATCAGCCTGGGCAATGCCTTCTTCGCGGCCCCCGAGCTGGCCGGCGCAATGGGCCAGCAGGTCTATTGCCGCCAGGACGAAGCCGACCTGGGCGCGCTGCATGTCTTCGCCCTGGACGGCACCTACATCTGCCGCGCCCTGGACCACACGCGCCTGGGCATCAACCGCGCCGAGCTGGCCGCCAAGACCCGCCAGATCTACGCCCAGCGCATGAAGCCGGCCGAGGACGCGCTGCGCAAGGCCGCCAAGCGTGGCCTGACCGAGAAGGCTGTGGCCGCCATCTACGCCGACCGCCAGGACGAGGCCATCGAGCGCAGCGACAACGTCGCGCGCCTGGGCCCCCGCATGGTGCAGGACAGCACGCCGGCCATCGACAGCGTGATTTCGGCGCAGCAAGGTGGTTTGCATGACAACGCGCGCCAGCTGGCGCGTGCGGCCCTGGAGCAGCAGCAGGCCGAGCCCGCGCCGGTCCAGCGCCTGGACACGGCGCGCCAGCGCTACAGCACATGGGTCCGCCTGACGCGCCGCGTCCAGGCGGGCGAACAGATCGGGGCGCGCGATGCCGACTGGCTTCGCAGCTACGAGGGTTGCAACGAGTTCCAGGCATGGCACTCGATGCAGAACGGAGAAGACCCGTTGGAAGCAGCGGGCTGAAAAGAAAGCCCGCGAACAGCGCGGCAACGCTGAACGCGGGCAGGTGTCGATTGGCAATCAACAGAAGGAAAGTGTATGGCAAACAAACTATTCGATCAACAGATCGCGGGGACGGGGGTCGCAAAGCTGGCCAACGTGGGACTGGCCTTGACGGCGATGAACCAGATCAAGGCGGCCACGCCGCAGATGCCGCGCATCGCGGTGCTGTCCGGCCCGCCCGGCCTGGGCAAGTCTCAGGCCGCCATGCACATGGCACACCCGCTCAGCCATAACGCGGCCTTCGTGCAACTGCGCATGTTCGACACCACCAAGACGGTGGCCCAGCTGATCCTGACCGAGCTGGACATCCGCTGGAAGAGCAACTGGGCCACGGCGCAGATGTTCGACGCCATCTGCGAGCGCCTGGTGCAACAGCAGCGCCCCCTGGTGATCGACGAGGTGGACCACATTGCCGAGAAGTCCTGCGTCGATTTCATCCGCGCGATCCACGACCAGTGCGCCACGCCCATCTTCCTGATCGGCGAGGAGCGTCTGCAGCAGAAGCTGCTGACCAAGCACGAGCGTTTCCATGACCGCGTGCTGACCTGGGTGAAGGCTATCCCTTGCGACGCCGATGACGCCGAGCAGCTGGCCCGGCACTACGCCCCCGGCTTGAGCTGGGAGCCCAAGGCCATCGAGGCCCTGGTGGCCAGCACGGCCGGTGTGGCGCGCCGGATCACCACCGAGATCGAGCGCATCAAGGAAGACGCCCGCCGCAAGGCCGTGGCCACCGTGACGGTGGACATGGTCAGCCGGGGCGGCGCACGGGGGATGGCACGATGAAAACCACCCTGCACGGCAAGCTGCCGTTGACGATCTACCCGCCACAGGGTGCTCCGATTTCCGAAGGGGGCCGGGTGGAGCTGTGCTGCGTGCGTGGCAATGCCCTGGGCCGTCACATCAACATCCAGGCCACGCTGGACCTGCACACCGGCGAGGTGCTGCTGTTCAGCCCGGACGGCTTCGTCGGCACCTGGCGCATGGGTGACCTGGTCGCGGGCCACATCGCCGGCCAGATGGCCCGGGAGCCGCTGCTGCGCGCGCACAGCGAAATGGTGGAGGACGACGATGTCGCGCAAGCCCATTGAGCTGGAAGTCAAGGGCATGATGACGCCCCGCGAGCGCGTGTGGAACGCGGTGATGAAGCATGCCAAGGAGGGAAAGTCCTTTACCAAGACCACCCTGCAGGATCTGTGCAACCCGATGGTGCGCTGGACCGTGGTCGACGACTACCTGGAGTGCTTGGAGGCCGGCGGCTTCATCCGCCGCGTCGCAGGCAAAGGCGTGGCCCCGGGCCAGTGGGGCGAGCCCATCCACTACGTGCGCGCCAAGGACAGCCCCGACGCGCCGCGCCTCGACAAGGACGGCAAGGCCGTGATGCAGGGCATGGGCACTCTGGCCATGTGGCGCGCCATGAAGGTGCTCAAGTCCTTCGACTACAAGAGCATCGCCCAGGCCGCAACGCTGGGGCCGCTGGTGGTCAAACCGGAGGCCGCCAAGTCCTATGTGAACGCCCTGGCGCGTGCTGGCTACCTGGCGCAGGTCAAGGCGTCCAAGCCGGGCGTACCTGCCGTGTATCGCCTGGCGAAGAACACGGGGCCGCACGCCCCGTGCATCACGAAGCGCAAGACGGTCTTCGACCGCAACACCGGCTCCTTCGCGGAGCTGGAAACGGCGCAGGAGGTGTGCGATGGCATCGACGCCTAAGCTGCCCCAGGCCCTGTCGCCCGAGGTGAAGGTGGCCCTTGAAGCGGCCGTGAAGCGCTTTAAAACACAGTCGGCCGTGGCCGACGAGCTGGGCGTGAGCGCGGCCGTCGTGAACCACCTCCTGAAGGATCGCTACACAGGCAACGTCGCCTTGATGGAGGAGCGCATCCGCGGCCAATTCATGGCCGAGACGGTGATCTGCCCCGTACAGGGCACGCTGAGCCGGCGCAACTGCCTAGACAACCAGGTGCGCCCCCTGGTGTTCACGAACCCGACGCGCGTGCGTCTGCATCACGCATGCAAGACCTGCCCGAACAGGAAGGAGGCCTGACATGGTCCATTGCAAGGTCACGATCACGATGGCTGACGGCTCCAAGGGCAAGCACGAGGGCAACTACGACGACACGGTGGCCGCCACCATCCGCGCCCTGGAGCTGTTCCCCCAGGCCCGCAAGATCGACGTGGTTGGCATGCGGGCGGCGGATGTCATCCCGCTGCCGACGGCCCGGCCACGCCTCGCAACGGAGGCCGCATGAAGCGCGTCCAACCGTTTGCACCTGGTGTGATCGACGGCCCATACCACGCGCCGCGCTGGGTCGGCTTTCGCCTGCTCGACGCGCTGGCCAGGTTCGTGCTGCAGCGCGCTGGCTGGCTGGTAGCGATCAGCGTCGTCGTGGGCCTGCTGCTGGGAGCAAAACCATGAGCCAGCTGCAATGCCCAGCCTGCGGCGCCGAGATGAGCCTGGATGTGCTGTTGTCGCACACCGCACTGCGCCAGGCCACCTTTGAGCTGCTGCAGATGAGCCTGCCCCTGGGCGCCCTAGTCATGCGCTACATCGCGCTCTTCCGGCCGGCCAAGAACCGCATGGGCGCGGACCGCATGGCCAAGCTGGTCGGACAGCTGGTGCCCGACATGCAGCGTCAGGCGATCACGCACCGCGGCCGGGATTGGGACATGCCCCTGGAAGGATGGCGCGCCGGCTTCGAGGCCATGCTGGAGAAGGCTGCGGCCGGCAAGCTCACGCTGCCCCTGGATACGCATGCCTACCTCTACACCGTCCTGGTCGGCTTGGCCGACAAGCTGGAGGCCGGCCAGGAAGAGTCCACCGAGCACCAGCGCCGAAACCGCGGTGGCGACGGCACGAACCTCGGGCCGGTGTCGCTGGCCGACGTGGTGCAGAAGGCCGAGCCGCGCAAGCTGGGCGTGCCGGCGCACATCAAAGAGCAGCTGGCCGATCTGCGCCAGCGCACGGTGCTGGGAGGTGCGGCATGAACCCGACCGAACGTGCAGCCTACGTCGAGGAAATGCGGCAACTCGCCCAGCGCCTGCTGGACGAGGCACGTGGCGCAGATCGGCACGGAATGATGCTCGACGCCCTGTTGATGGCCTTCATGTCCGTGGCGCGTGGTTACCCGTGTTGCACCGAAGGCGCCGGCCATGCCCTGATCCAGCACGCCCACATCCTGCTCGACATGGCCTATGCCAACGCGCAGGCCCAGCCGCCTGTTTCCCAGCACCTTCACTGAGGAGGAATCCATGCAGCAGCCCATCGTCATCACGCCAGCCCTCGTGCTCAACGAGCTGAGCAAGCACGTCGGCCAGAAGAACGGCATTCACGTCCGTGAGCTGATCCAGCTCGCCACCGGCCAGGTGTTCACCACCGGGCCGATGGAACGCAAGGTGCGCCAGATCGTGGTGGACCTGCGCATGGAGGGCCACCAAGTCTGCGCCCACCCGGCCACCGGCTACTTCATGGCGGAGACGCCCGCCGAGCTGCAGGAGACCTGCAAGTTCCTCTCCGACCGCGCCATGTCCAGCCTCAAGCAGATCCAGCGAATGAAGAACGTCGCGCTGCCCGAGCTGCTGGGCCAGCTTCAACTCGAAACCTGAAAGGAAATTCAAACCATGAACGCCATCGACAGCATCAGCAAGCGCGCAGAGGTGTACTCCACCGCGCGCCAGCTTCTGACCGAGAAGGTGACTGCCTTCAACGACGGCCTGGCCGCGCTGCGCAAGGACCACATTCCTGGCGTCAAGAAGGCCGTCGCCCGCGCGGTCGAGGCCGAGGCCGCGCTGCGCGCCCTGATCGAAGCCAATCCGGACTGTTTCACCAAGCCGAAAACGCAGGTTTTCAGCGGCGTGAAGGTGGGCTACCAGAAGGGCAAGGGCACGATCAGCTTCGAGGACGCCGACTCGGTGGTCGCCCGCATCAAGAAGCACCTGCCCGACCAGGCCGACGTGCTGATCAAGCTCAAGGAGACGCCGGTCAAGGATGCGCTGGCCCAGCTCAGCGCAGCCGACCTCAAGAAGATCGGCGTCACGGTCTCGGAGGCCGGCGACCAGGTCGTGATCAAGCCCGTGGACAGCGAGGTCGACAAGATGGTCGATGCGCTGCTCAAGGACGTCGGAGAAGAGGCATGAGCGGCAATCAGTTCCTCACCATCGCCGGACGCTGGCGCCAGCATGTCCAGGCCGGCGGCCTCGACAAGGTCATGCCGAAGGAGCAGCAACGGTTCGCGATGCTCATGTTCTATGCCGGGTTCGGTGCCGCACTCGAAGCGGCGAACGAAGTCGCCGCCTTTCCCGAGGGCGAAGCCATGCAGCTCTTGTCTGCATTGCACCAGGAGTTCAACGTGATCGCCAACGTTGCCCTGGCAGCTGCTCCTGGTACTCGCCCGAACTGACCATGAGCACCATCCAGGCAGCCAAGGCCGGCATGGGCTTTCTGAGCGCGGGGCAACGCGACGCCTGCTGCCGCTGTGCGCACGTCACCAAGCAGTACGAAGGCCAGTTCGCCAGCCCGTCGTCGACGCAATGGAAGTGCCTTGAAGGCGGCTTCCTGACTTCTGCAATGGCCGTGTGCCAGCGCTTTCGGCCTATCTCTATCAACCGAGGAGTAACGCGATGAGCGCACAAGCCAACCCCTTCAAGGCCGGCGTCTACGACGGCCGGGCGATCTACCACACGTGTGCCGAAGACCGCGTGCGCATGGTGAAAGGCATGAATCGCGCTGAGTGTGAGGCCGGTCTCAAGGTCAAAGGCCTGCAGAAGGGCGTCGTGCTAGCCCTGCAGCGCCGTCTGCGCAAGCTCGCCAAGGTGAGCACAACCGTCCGCTTCGAGGATCGTGGCCAGGACTTCCTGGAGTGGGATCTCGATGCCCAGGGCACGGTCATCGAATGCCGGCCGTCACAGGGCTGGGTCTGGTGCGGCCGTCAGGTGGTGAATCACGGCAGCTTGAAAAAAGGCACCTATCTGATTCTCGATGACATGGCGACCGTCAATTACCCGGCGGTCACAGTCCAGCGCTTCAAAGGAGCCAATGCATGAAGTCCTACGAGCAACTGGCCGTCAATGCCTACGCGGCCTACTTGAAACGCCTGCTGCGCGCAGATCGCCGCAGCCTGCCCGGTCCTACGGCGATGGTTTTGAGCGATCTGGTTCACGTTAAGAAAGCGATCCTCGACGGGAAGGTCGATGCAGTGCTGGCATGGGCCGCTCTGGATGAGGACGCGCGGCAGAGCTGGATCGAGGCCGCCAAACAGGTCGTGGCTGAAGCCGCCCTGGTGCAATGAGTTTCACGCGTGGCGGGCCGGCCTGGGACGCGATAGGCCCGTGGGGATTAGCCGTTGAGTGCCCCGGTGAACCAACAACTCCACCTGTACAGGCAGTTGCCATTTACCAAAAACCACGTTCGCAGTCAGTGATGGTGTGCCGGTCCTTTCATGCCAGGTGCTGACCGTATGGCTCCACGCGACGGGCCACATATTCAAGAGAGAGAACGATGCCGAAGATCAACTTTTACCCACGCTTCGCGGCCCAGGTGCGCAGCGGCCAGATCACCCAGGCCATCCGCCTGCGGCCTGTGCACGTAGGCTCCCTGGTCGATCTGACCTGCGACGGCACCTTGCTGGCCCGTGGCCGCGCCGTGATGGTCCGCGATGTGTACCTCCGGTACCAGAACTACGTGCCCATGATCCGCGTTGACGGCGTCACTCTCTCGGATAAAGGCATGGAAGAGTTCGCACGCCAGTGCGGCTTTCCTGAGTTGGAAAACCTGATCCACTTTTACGCCGAGTTCTATTGCATGCCGCTGCGCGGCAAGCTGGTGTATTGGCGCCTTCAACGAGAAGAGGTGACCGCATGAGCCCGGACCTGAATGATTTTTTCCAGCTGTTGTATCTCCTGGCTGGCGCGCCGCACTACCTGGTGGTGGTCGAGGTCATCGCCGCCGGCTGCGGCCTGCTGGGCAGCTTGCTGCTGGCCCTCAAGGGCCAGTCCGCTCCCTGGGGCTGGATGTTCTTCATGCTCAGCAACGTCGGCTGGCTCGCCTTCAGCTACGGCTTCGGCCATTGGTTCCTGCTGGTGCAGCAGATCGGCTTCTCCATCACCAGCGCCATCGGGATCTGGAAGTGGTTGATCGAACCTCGGCTCGATTACGCGGCCAACACGCGCCTTGACGAGGTTGTGCGATGAGCCGCGCCTGTGACGCGATCAACTGCGACCGGGTGGTCCAGACCGGGCGGTTCATGTGCATCCAGCACTGGCGCCTGGTGCCCGTGGTCGAACAACGCCAGATCAATGCCCGATTCCGTGCCGCGTCTAGTCGCTATGCCCTGATGCACGACGTCTTTTATGTGCAAGCCTGTGCCACAGCCATTGAACAAGTTGCGGCCCTGGAAGGTCATCCGACAGCCAACAGCTACCGCAATCTCCTGGGCGTGCTGCAACGGCAGCAAAAGGGTGCCTGATGTTCCCGCCTGACCTCGCCAAGCTCTACGTCGAGCAAGCCGGCAAACGCTACGAGCCCAGCAACGGTACCGAGGGCGAGATCTTCATGGACGAATGGTGCCGGACCTGCCAGCGCGACCGCGCCATGCGCGAAGGTCTGGACATCGATGATTGCGACGATAACGAGCTTTGCCACATCGTCGCTGCCAGCTACCGTGGCGAGGCTGAGGAGTGGATCTACGGCAATGACGGCCAGCCGATGTGCACGGCCTACGTGCCTGCCGGCGAACCCGTTCCGGCTCCACGGTGCGAACACACAGCCGACATGTTTGAGGACAAGCCGTGAGCAGACCGCCCAGCAGGAAGACCATCGAGACGGATCTCGGTACCGAGGTGCAATGCACCAAGTGCGAGGAGTTCTGGCCGTGTGATCCCGAGTTTTTCTTTTTCTCGGGTGGTCGCCCTCATTCCTGGTGCAAGGCCTGCTATGCCGCCGACCCCAATGTTCAAGCAAGAAGGGTGCGTGCGTCTGAGAAGGTGTCACGCCAGCGCCGTCTGGCGCGTGGGGCCTCCGCATGAGCAACCGCGCCATCGACATCAAGGCCATCCACGCCATGCAGCGCGAGCTGGGCCTGCGGGGCGACGACGCCGAGGCGTTGAAGCTCAGCGTCACAGGCGTGGCCAGCTCGGCCGACATGAACGACCTTCAGCGGGCCAAATACCGCGCCCACCTTCACCGCCTGGTCATAGCCCGCAAGAGCCCGGCCCGACAGGTAGCGACGACCACCAAGCGCCGCCCCTCCCGTCCGACGCCATCGATTGACGCTGCCCCTCTGGTGCGCCGCATCCGCGCCCAGCTGATTAGCCTGGGCCGCCTCCCTGACACCTATGCCGACGGCATTGCCAAACAGATGCTGGGTGACCAGGCGCCCAAGTTCTTCGAGTGGTGCACGCCGCACGACCTCTACAAGATCACCCAGGCGTTGGGTGTCGAGCAAGAGCGCAAAGGAGCCCCTACGTTATGAGCTACCCGAGCAACCCGGCCGAGGTCCGCCGCCACGAGCTGCTGGCCGACATGGCCGAGCAGGCCGCCCACCACCTGATCACGAAGCACGGTGTCGAGGAAGAGAAGGCCTTCGACGTCGGCAATGCCCTGGCCGACTTCTTGGCCGAGCACTGGAAGGGCCAGCACGTCTATTTTGTGAGCGATCAGGCGTACCGCCTTTCCGAGCGCGATTGGGAGATCTTCCGGCGCATGAAACGCGGCGCGGCTCATGACCTGGCCCGCGAGTTTCAGATCAGCTACGTCCGGGTCCACCAGATCTACCGGCGCTGCCTGGCCGAGTTCCGCAAGCGCAACCAACACGACCTTTTCCCGGCCGCCGAGGTGCCCGGAGAAGCCGCCGGCCAGGCCGCTGAAAACGGGGCTTGAACCGGCCTTTCAAGCGACCATCAACCGCAGGTTATCCACAGCCATGAAACAGCTCCAGCCCGCGTCCGAATTCACGATGGCTCTCCCTCTGAGCGAATTCGGACGCTGCCGTCCGAATTCGCCGGTTCTGAGCCGGCACAGGGCGATCAGCCAGGCGGCAGCAGCAGTGGTCGGGTGCCAGGCTACCCTGGCGGGCGTTTGCCCCCGTGTGGAGGGCACGGAGGCCCTGTTGGGCGACGTCGCCCAGCTGCTCGGATTGCCCCGTCATGGGGCCGGCACGTTTTCCGCTGGAAGCCTTGCCACTCCAGGTAAGATCGTCGCCACCCCCGATGGCTGGGCCTGGCGTCGTCAGGTGCTGTAGAGCCCTGATTTCATTGAAAAAATCCCGCCTTTTCCCTTTTGTTCCCGGCTTATCCCGTTTCCTCTAGGATCGAAGCCATGCACAGAAAAAGCCGTTGCACTCGCATGCAACGGCTTTTTGTTTTTTGGCGGAGTGGACGGGACTCGAACCCGCGACCCCCGGCGTGACAGGC